GGTGATACAGCAGAAAGCCGTGAATGGCGTGAGCAACGTGATGACTGGTGGGCAGAACGTCTGAACCTACCATGGCTTACACCTCGTTGGGTTCTACAATTTTGGGGAACCGATGTTTGCCGTGAAAATTTCCATGAAGATATTTGGATTGCAAGTTTAGAAAATAAACTTAGAAAAGTTGTTAATGGTTCATTTGAATATAATAACATTGTTATTCCAGATACACGTTTCCCCAATGAAATCAACCTAATTCGTCGTCTTGGTGGAGAAGTATGGGCAGTTCAGCGTGGTGATTATCCTGATTGGATGGTAAATCTTCTTAAACATGGCGAAGAACCGCATGATATTCATCCTAGTGAATGGTCTTGGGTTAATGCAAATATGAACCATGTGATTAAAAATGATGGAACTATTGAAGATTTGCAAACTGCTGTTACAAATTTGTTATAATATCCATACTTAACCTTTTAAAAACACCCATTTTGTTCTATTCCGCTAAATATTAGCAACACCTTAAAGGAATAGACCCTATGGCAACATTAGTTTCACCAGGCGTATCAGTTTCAGTCATTGATGAGAGCAACTATGCTCCAAACGGACCAGGAACCGTACCGTTTATCGTTATCGCAACAGCAAAAAATAAAACAAGCACTGCTGGCGGCACTGCAAATTATACAACAAGTGCAAGTGCAAATACACTTCAACTTGTAGCAAGTCAAAAAGATTTGCTTACAAATTACGGACTTCCAATTTTCCCAAGTGATGCAAGTGGCAATCGTATCTTCGGCAGCGAACTTGCAGAATATGGTCTTATGGCTGCACATAGTGTATTAGGTATTACTAATCAGGCATATATTCTACGTGCCGATGTTGATCTTGCCGCACTTACTGGTAGCAGCAGTCGTCCTTACGGTAATGTTGCAGATGGTACTCAGTGGTGGAATACTGCTACTAGCAAGTATGGTATCTTTGTTTGGGATGCGGTTAATAACGTATTCAACGTTCAAACACCTATTGTTATCACAAGCACTGCACAGTTAACTAGTGGTGTTCCTCTTAGCAGTATTGGAACTGTTGGTAGTTTTGCAGTTGTTGCAACTGATGTTAAGAACCCAATTTACCAAAAGGCATATGATAATAGTTGGAATTGGTTGGGAACTACTGCATGGCAGGCGAAAACACCTACTATTGTTGGTACTCTACAACCTAGTTCAATCACAAGCGGAAATGCAATCACTATTAACGGCACAACTATTACATTTAGTAGCACAACACTATCAAGTCTTGTTACACAAATCAATAGTGCATCTATCACTGGTGTGACTGCAGCAAGTGTAAATGGTTACCTAAACATTTTCGTAACAAGCGCAGCAAAGAGCAACGGTACTGTAACAGATGGTAAGATTGCAATTGCAAACGCTAGCGGTACTCCACTGGCAACTCTTGGTATCAGTGGTGGAACATATGCTGGTGTAGCATTTGTATTTGCCCCACACTATCAGGTACCTGCATGGAGAAGCACGGATACTACTCCAGAACCAACTGGTAGTGTTTGGATTAAAACAACTGCAGTTAACAGCGGCGCAAACATGTATGTTTATCGTTGGAATGGTGCAAGTCTTCAATATAATTTAATTCCTGCACCGTTATTCAAGCGTCGTCGTGATGCAATTTACAACTATGATCCAACTCTTGGTGGTATTGGAATTGCTACCGATACGTTATTTGTAAAGTATGATATTATTGGTGATGGCAGTGCTTCTATGAAATTACTACAATGGATGGGTTATGGTGGTCCACTAGTGGTAACTGGTACTGTTGCTAATCCAACATTTACCGCATCTAATGCATTTACTATCCAAACTACTGTTCCTGGCAGTAGCGCATTTAGCAGCACATATACTATCACACTTAGTGGTACAAGCGCAGCAAGTTTTGTAAGTGATGTTCTTGCAGCAAATATTCCTTATCTTACATGCGCATTAACAAGCACTGGAAATATTCAGTTCACTAACACAAACGCTGGTGACATTGTATTCACTAATACAAGCGGCACACCGCTAACTGCTGCTGGTATTACTACTGCTACACCTAACATTTATGATGATGCTGGTACTGGTGTATTGACTGGAACTTATTGGCAGCCAGCGGAGTTGCTATATCAACAAAGCATTGCTCCAGTAACTGCTCCTCCTGATGGAACACTATGGTATTATGAAACTCCACTTGAAGTAGATATCATGATTAATAATGGTACTATTTGGAAAGGTTATCACAATGTAACTAGTGATGCTCGTGGTTATAACCTAAGTAACACTGATCCTCTTGGCCCGTTCATTAGTAGTAGTGCACCAACTAAGCAAACAGATGGTACTGCGCTAGTATATGGTGATATCTGGGTTTCAACTGCAAACCTAGAACAATATCCACAGATTTATCGTTGGCAACGTGTTGGTGGTGTTGATCAGTGGTTGCAACTTGATACCACTGATACTACTACACAAAATGGTATTCTGTTTGCAGATGCTCGTTGGGATACTGCTGGTACAGCAGACCCTGCACTTGATGCAAAGCCAACTATTGTAAGTTTGTTAAGCAGCGATTATGTTGATTTGGATGTTCCTAATCCTCAAGTATATCCACGTGGTATGTTGCTGTTTAACACTCGTCGTAGCAGCTATAATGTTAAGAAGTATGTTGCAAGCAAGTTTAACAGCACAAACTACCCACTTTCAAGTCTTCCAAACATTCCTGCTACTTGGGTAAGTGCAAGCGGTAAGAACCAAAATAACGTTCCTTACTTTGGACGTAAAGCACAGCGTAGCGTAGTTGTAAGTGCACTTCAAGAAGCAGTTGATAATAGCACTACTGCTCGTGAAGATCAACGTAACTTTAACCTACTTGTTTGCCCTGGTTATCCAGAAGTTACAAGTAATCTAGTTACACTTAACAATGATCGTCGCCAAACTGGATTTATCCTAGCCGATACTCCAATGGGACTTGCAAGTGATCTAACTACTGTTGGCAACTATATTACAAATGCTAGCGCAGTATCACAAACTGGTGAAGATGGTCTAGCAACTACAGATAGTTTCACTGCTGTGTTCTATCCGGGTGCTGCTTATACCAATGCACTAGATGGTATTGGTCAGGTTGTTGTTCCAATTACTCACAGCATCCTACGCATGGTTGTAAACAGTGATCAGAACAGTCATCCATGGTTTGCACCAGCAGGCAGCATCCGTGGTAAGATTGATAATGCAATCAAGATCGGTTATGTTGACCGCACTACTGGTAAGTTTGTAAGCATTGGTACTAACCAAGGACTACGTGACTTGCTGTATGCTAATAATGTTAACCCTGTTGCTGTATTCCCAACTGATGGTATTGTAAACTATGGTAACCATACTCGTCAGGCAAATGCAACTGCTCTAGACCGTATCAACGTAGCACGTTTGATTAACTATCTACGTTATAACCTAGAGCGTCTTGCAAAGCCACTTATTTTTGAACCAAACGATACAATTACTCGCAATGAAGCAAAGCAAGCCGTTGAAGGTTTGTTAAACGATGTGAAGGCACAGCGTGGTGTTTATGATTATCTAGTCGTGTGTGATACTACAAACAATACACCAACTACTATTGACCGCAATGAACTACATATTGATATCGCAATTGAACCTACCAAGGCAGTTGAGTTCATCTATATCCCAGTTCGTATCTTGAATACTGGTGCTATTGGTGGAACTAATGCAAACCAAGGTGGTTTAAGCAATATTACACCTAGTGTATCACTTACCTAATAGATAACATTTATATAAGAATTAAAAAGCCGCTTTTATAGCGGCTTTTTTAATATGCGGACAAAATAAAAGATAGTGATTTGTTATAAATAATCTTATAGGAGATTTAAGATGGCAGTTGCATCACTACTAAACATGACAGTGCCGGTGGCATCAGCAAGTGATCAAAGCGCAAATACACAGGGCGTATTGATGCCTTTGCTAAAGTATCGCTTTAGAGTGAGCTTTGAAAACTTTGGTATTACTAGCCCCCGTACAGAACTAACAAAACAAGTTATGAGTTTTACTCGTCCAAACCTACAGTTTGATAGCGTGGAAATTCCAATTTATAACAGTCGTATGTACATTCAGGGCAAACCTACATGGCAGACTATTACTGTTGAGTTTCGTGATGATGCAAATGGCAGCGTTCGCCTACTTATTGGTGAACAAGTTCAAAAACAATTTGACTTTGCTGAACAAAGCAGTGCAGTAAGCGGCATTGATTACAAGTTCCTTACTCGTTTTGAAGCACTTGATGGCGGCAATGGTACAGCCAATCCAACTACCCTTGAAGAGTGGGAAATCTACGGGTGCTTTATTCAAGAAGTTAACTATAACGGTTTTGATTACAACAGCAATGATCCAGCAACTATTTCTATGACAATTCGTTATGATAATGCGTTGCAGATTCCAGGCACCAGCGGTGTTGGTAAAAAGGTTACTCGTACAAGTGGTCACAGCGTAACTGGCTAAAGGTTTGAGCCATGAGCATATTGAATTCAATACTTAATAGTCTACAGAATAGTGGACAGGTACATGATTATGCTCATGCCTCACAAATATTTCGCAGCAATAACTTTGCACTTGCACCAAAATTAAAATACCTATTTCAGGTTAATTTTATTTTGAGTGCAAATGCGCCTTCTCAAACAAGCACTCGTCAAATAAGTTATCTGGTAAAAAGTGTTGATTTACCTCGATTTACATTTGATGTTAAGGATATGAATCAATATAATCGTCATACTTATATTCAAGACCGTATTAAGTATGAACCAATAACTATTAAATTTCATGATGATAATCAGAATGAAATGCGTCAATTATGGCAAGACTATTATAATTATTATTATGCCGATGGTACCTATGATCTAAACACCTATAATAACGATGACCGTTACACTGACAGAAATTTCAGTGCATGGGGTTTAGATCATGGTAGCACCGCTCCATTTTTTAGTGCTATTGAAATTTATAGTTTAAATCGTGGAGATAGTAATAAAATAACTTTAATGAGTCCAGTTATCACTAGTTTTAGTCATGACACACATGACTATCATGAAGATACAGGACTAATGGAAGCAACCATGCAGATACGCTATAATGGCGTAGTCTATGAAGATGGATATACAAGTGGTACACCTGGATTTGCAGAAAATGGATTTTATGATCCAAGTCAAAGTGGTCTAAGTGGTCAGTATCCAACAGGTAGTTATATTGATCCAAATACTGGTTATCTAGTACAACAACCAACCGCATTTACTAACAGATATCAAACAAATCAACCACAAGGTAGTTTTGGATTTGTAGACCAAGGTCAAAATCTTGATCAAACTGTTCAGGGTGGATTTTCACCACAAGAAATTGCAGCAATTCAACAAAATAATCAAAACATACAGTTTCCTAGTACAGTTCCATTACCACCAGTGTTTACACAAAATTTGCCTGATAGTACACCACCTGGTGCTAGTGCAAGCAGTAATGGTGATAACAGCGTAACAAGTGATCAATTGGGTATAACGTATGCAGATGGCAGCACTGGGCAAATTTTATCACAGCGTGGTTATAATAATGCTCAAATTAATGCTGGATTAAACTTTGTTGGTGGATTATCAACCGATCAAATATCAGCAGCAGCCGTTGCAAATAACGTCGAGAGTAATAGCACTGCGCAGGTTCTTCTTGCCCAAGAATACATCGATAACCCAACTACAACTAGTTATGGCACTATAAATTATGGACAGGTATTGCCTGCACCTACTTTTACGTTTAGCGATCCAGCAAACCCAATCGCACCTGTATACAACAGCCAAACATGGCAACAAACACTGCTTTCTGAAGGTGTTCCGCAAAGTCAGGTAACGTTGGCAGAGTCACATATAAACCAACTTAACTATCCACCAAATACTGACCTAACTGGTATTGCAAAAAGTTATATTACCTATAGCAACAATGTTAATACAAACGTTGCATAAACGTAAAGTGTAAATAACTATATGACAAATACACCAACCACACAAAATGCATTTAGTAGTCAGGTATTCTTTAATGGATACTTTACCCAACCTATACAGGTAAGTGCAGATGTATGGGGTCAAGTATATGGATACTTCTTTACACTAACAAGTGATGCAAATGCAGCAAATGCTCTTGCACAAAGTGTTATTGCCTTAACATACAATAATAATCTTAATCCGTTGACTGTGCTTGCTGACTTTCAAAAAAATGCAAACAGCAGTAATGTTAAAACACTTCTTATTAGTTTCTTTAATAGTGCAAAAGGACCAACTAGTAAATTAGGATACAAGTTAAACAACAATGTATCTACTAATGTTGCTAGAAATTTATTAGCATGAGTTTAAAATATAGCCAAGGTATTTTTACCCCTAAGAATCCAGAAAAATATGCTGGTCGTGGCAGTATTCGTTATCGTTCTAGTTGGGAACTTAAGTTTATGAATTTCTTGGATGAGAATCCAAGCATTAAGAATTGGGCAAGTGAAAGCATAAGCATACCTTATAAAAATCCAATTGCAAATAAAACAAAAAGTTATGTGCCAGATTTTTTTATAGTTTATGAAGATGTCAACAAGAAATTACATGCAGAGATAGTTGAAATTAAACCACACAAAGAAACTAGTTTTGAAGCAGCAGGCAAGAGTACTAGAAACCAAGTGCAGGCAGCAATCAATCAGGCCAAGTGGACAGCCGCTAAACAGTTCTGTGATCGTCAAGGTATGCAGTTTAGAATTATCACCGAACACGATATGTTTGCTGGAACTACAAAGAAAAAACGATAATTACTATTATGAAACAGAAACTTGAAGAACTATTTGACCTAGCACCAGCACCAAGTAAAGAAATTACAGAGGCATTGGAAACGGCAAATCAAATTGAAAGTGCACTGCCACAAGTATCCGAGGATACTTTGGACAAAGAATTAGATGAAATTGCTGGACAAGCAATGGAAAGTTTTGAGAACTTACAAAGTCTTGGTA